CGTGTGTTTGATCAACAATTTCTTGTACATCAATTCTTTCATTCCACACTTCAGTTTCCCAATTCCTTTTGCTTTTTATACCTTTTGCTTCTTCTTCAAAACATTTTCTACAACTTAAAGGAACTTCACCATTAAGCATCTGCAATCTAGTATTACGCATTTGCTCACTATTCCAAACTTCTTCAATAGTATGATCGCGTAGATTCATGTTAACACCATCTTGTTTAACAAGTCCTACTTCTTTGTTGTCAGTTTTGCCTGCGCCACTAGCGTTTGCTGTACAACAAACTCTTACATCACCATTTGGTCTAGTTGCCAAATGTATCCATGGCAAAGGGCAAAATGTTTTACTCATTGAATTTATGTCCTATAATCATGTATCTAGTATACTTAGGTGTTTTAAATTCTCCAACATATGCAACATATACTTTTGATTGCTTTACAAAATCTTCCATACTACTTGCACATCTTATGTGTTCGTCAAGGTCAACATAGTTATTACTTTGTAATACTACTTTAGTACCTGGTTGAATATTGCTTAACCATTTGTCATATTGCTCTTGTGTTAAATGCTCGCAACTAGTATTAATAGCAACATCTGCATCTGTAGTATACTCGCACATATCTGCTGTTGTAGCAAAAAATCTTCCGTCCATATGATAACGCATGTTAATAGTTTCTGCAATAGGCTTGCAACTAGGATCGATATCTATACTTTCAATATCAGGTATGCACAAGTCGCTGTTAAACAACAAACTTGCAAGTACTCCATTCCATCCTCCATATACAGCAATACTACCTTGGACTTTATATTCTTGCATTTGTTCTATTAACCAAAGTTTACTATATACTTGACCTTTCCAAAAACTTTCTAAGGTACGATATCGATTTTCGCTATTACGAATTGCGTCCATCCAGAATAGTACATCTTCAATATCAACTTTCAAACTGAGCTCCTAGTTTATCAAATTTGCCACATTGTTTTTGGCATTCTTTTAAACATCCGTTTGACCATGTGCTTTCTATACTACTAAAAAAGTTACTGTCAAATATTTCTTGTAATGTATGTTTATTTAAATTAGGAAAATTTCCTATTTTATCCATGTAATCAATTCTACTTTCGCTAACTGGTGGTAGCCATTCTAAGTCTAGCCAACAACAAGGTGCTATGTTACCGTTAGCACCAACATATATAGAATTAGATTCTTGTGCTTTACAAGTTATTGTTGGGTTTATTTCTTGTTTTGCTTCTTCTACTATTTTTATAAAACTTTCACTTGTTTCTGTTGGATACAAAATATCAATTGTTTTTCCATTATCATCTAAAACATTAAATTGACCATTTTTAAATCTACTAGAATTCTTATATTTAAAATCACTAAAACCTAGTTCACTTGCAAGTTGTCTACATTCTTCTACTTGATGCTTATTATGACGGAACACCAACATATCCCATCTAGCATTGCCGCCTGCCTTTATAAATGTTCTTGCATTTACTAGTATAGTGTGAAAGTCTGTGTTTATTCTATAACGAGAGTGTGTATCTGCTAAACCGTCTATTCCAAATACTACAGTTACACCAACACTAGCAAGTTCTTGCCACCATGCACTATTCCTTGCACTACCGTTTGTGTGCATTTGTAAAATGATGTTAGGGTTTACTTCACGTAAGTATTTGTATATGTCAAGTGTCTCAGTGTTAATAATAGGATCACCTAAGTTGCCACACATATTAACTTTGTCAAGTTGTTGTATAAAACTAACCGGAAACCATTCTTTAAATGTTTCTAAGTTTATATCGTCTAGTGTTACAAACGGCATCATAGGACCGCCTTGCATACGTCTTGGACACATTGGACAACGTGCTTGACAACGTGAGGTAACTTCTAAATGTATGTCTCTTATTTGCTCTAAATTATACATCAGTCCACTCTTTGTTTAACTTTTTTATTTCTTTAAAGACTGTTGAATTTATACCTTGTACATCTAATGTAGAAATTAAGAAATCTAAATCTTTTGGTAAACACTTTCCACCGAATCCTTGTTTATTATCAAACCCTGGTACATCTAAATATGATTGTTTTGGCTGTACAGCAAGAAACATATCTTTAACAGCATCATAGTTTGCATCAACACTATTTGCTAGGTCATAAAATGTATTGGCAAAAGCAATACGCATTACAGCAAGATTATTTGAAAACATTTTTACAAGCTCTGCTTCTTTTGTAGAGCATGTTACTATATCATAAATGTCATTAAGCCATGTCGGAACTTCACTGTTGCACCCTACAATTAAAGGACGATTAAGACAATCAGTTTCCCAATGTCTTTCTCGTAAAAATTCTGGCATATATATTACACAAGGTTTGTTTATTCTTTCACATGCACCAATTGGCAATGTACTACGGATTATAACTGTATCTGCTTTTAGTTGTTCTATCTCGCTAATTAATATGTTAACGTCAGTTTGTGTATTAGTAGGAATACATACAAATACTACATCAGCATCGTCTAATATACTTCTATTTGTATTCAAATTAAGGTCATGTATAATTGTGTCGTCAGGCAATCTTAATCCTAACATTGTAGCTTTGCCAACAAAGCCATGACCTAATATTCCAAACTTCATATTTTTCTCTTTGGTAGTTTACTATCTGCACTACTCATACAACTAGGAGTTATACACGGCTTTGGTTGTTTAAATATTTCAAAGCCGCCGGTTGTAGTACCTAACAAATCGTCATGACAACTATGACTACGCCTTACCTCAGTATCTCGTATTATAATACCTTGATAACCTGCATTACATTCCCATCCTTGAAACTTATTAAATCCAAATGCATTAAAACGTTCTGCTTGATCTATTTCGTACTCTACTCCTTGATCTGTTTTAAGTAAGACCTGTGCGACTGTTTCCCCTTCCCAGTGTTGTGGGAAACCTTGTCGCATTGTTGTGATTTGATCTTCAGTGTATCCATGTACCACGTGGGAGGCGGTTGGATCGGACTGGGGCTTGAGAGTGACGTTAATACCTCTGGCGGCAAATCGTTCAAGCCTTTCGTAAAGATCTTCAAACATTTGCGGAACCATAACTTGATTGATTGTAACAAAAACTCCTCCTTCCATAAGTTGTAAACATGTATCGCCGAATTTTTGTTCATCTGCAAACTCTGCATGAAAACTTGCTGTAACACTTCGACGTTGTAAACTTTTTGTACTACGTATGTACTTATCCCACCAAATAGGTCCAGGGGATAGGTTTGTGGTCATATGTATGCTTTGATACTCGGCGTCTTTGTCATTGCAGTAATGTTCAACCAACGGCATAAACTGTTTATTTGCTGTAGGTTCACCGCCTGAAAAACTAAAATGGAAGTCTGTAAAGTTATTAGCACGAGCTTGTGCTTTGATACTATCCATGGTGTTTAAGTACAATTCTGTCGGCTTCTTGTCTGGGACACTAGATCTTGCGTGTGGCCAGCAATAACTACAGTTATAATTACAATATCTAGTGGTGATCCAAGAGACTGTGAAAAGATGGCTCTCTAGGAGAGTTTTCTGGCCAAACTCCGTAATATCTTGCCATGGTATTTGCTCGTAATTATTATTCATAAGCGCCTTGCAATATTAAATGCTAGTGTGTATTTGTAATCATCTTGTAAATGACTATCGCACCAATGTTTAGTTGTTCCTTTAAACAAGATTAATCTACCAGGCTTGCAATCATAAGAAACTTTAGTTTCGTTGTATTCTGTCTGTTCTTCAGGATGTATTTCTAAATCATAACTTGCTGTACTAAAATTAATCTTTGCATCTTTAGGAGCATCTAAGTAATACACTCCTGTAACAATTGCGCCACCATGCACATGCGGCATATGATAATCATACTTGCCTACTTTGTTTGCCCACATATTTGTAATGCCTACATTTTCTCCAGCATAGCCAAGGTCTTTCATAAAGTGGAAAGACTTTTCTAACATAGCTTGATTAAAATTATTAAACTCGCTGTGCTGGAATAACTGTTGATTAGTGCCATGTGTTGTTTGAATGTGTGCATCTAATGTTGTGTTAGGCTTTACTTCATTATCAATAACTTTTTTCATTGCAGGTATATCGTCCATGCAAAAGTTATCTTCAACTAATATAGGTACACAAAAATGTTTATTGATCATTAAATTTTTCCTCTAGCCAATCAAAGTCGTTAATAAGTGCAAGAACTTCGGGCTTGTTTTTATTTTCTTTTCCAAACACAGTGCCTTGTTCAGCGCCACGTTTTGCTTCTGCTCTAAATGATGCATCTGGTATAGGATGCAGCCATGCTTGCAATCTATCTTCTGTTTCATCATCAATTTGTCCAGTAATACTTTTACTTGCTAGTTTAGTACATTCTCTAAATGCACTTTTCCAAGTATTATATGCATCAGTATTAAACACTGTATAGTTACTTAACTGATCTACAACTTTAAATCTATCACTAATACTAGTAGTCATGTCAGTTGTGTTAACATCTACGTTTTCTGTAAGTAGTCTTGGTAATAATTTAACACCGCCATTTCCGTACTGCAATCCATTAACAGGATTTATACTTCTCCATACATGCACGGTTGTTTCGTCCCACACAGGCACTTGGTAATCAAATTTAAAATCATCACACATATCAGCATCTCCGTCTACTACAAAAAACATTCTAGTTGATGATAGTTCAGCAGCCTTTTTATGTGCTTGGTGTATTCCTTTTACATCTCTTATCCAACGTAAACTTATTCTTGGATCTTCTTGTCTAATTTTATCCTGTAATTTCTGAAAGTGTTTGTCAGCATTAGGTTCTTTATAGCTGATAAAAGCAACATCATAAGGCAACGGCTCTGATACTACTTGCTCATGTTCTTTTCGTGCAACTACATATCTACTATTAAATTCTCGTCTGCCTAATTGGTGTTTAGTTGTTGATAACACAACTCCATTATGGTATGTTGCTTCTCCGTTAAACAAATGCTGATAAACATGATGCATATCTCTATCAGCATCGTATCTGCCATCTGTAGGATTATAATATAAGTCGAATATTGTGTTATCTGTTATAAAAATATTATCCCATATAAGCCAAAACAACGAACTAGTTTCAGTAATTAATAATTTTTCATATTGTTCATACGAACTAACGACATGTCTTGGGTATCTATACCTACTAGCAACTACGTCAACTTCTTTTCTATTAATCAAAAATCTATGTTCTACTTCTCTTTTAGACAATGGCTTGTTAATAGATGCAAGTACTATTCCGCCGTGATAACTTTCTTCGTCATTGCATAAATTCTTATACACATGATTTTCATTTCTATCATAACTGTTGTGATGACTGAAGTATGACGTTAGTATGACACTTTTTGTTACTTCTACGTTTTTCCATATGCACCAAAACATATTGGTATTACACTTTTCAAGTGCATTTTCGTAATCTTCATATGTATCTATGTTAAAAACGTCATACTTTGAAGGCATACTTGCTACAATATCAACTTCTTTTTTGTTTACAAAAAATCTATGTTTTATTTCTTTTGCTGATATGTGTAGATCTCTTGGTACTAAGCATATGCCGTCATAGTAACTATCATTTAAAAACGTATGTACATACTTCTTATCCCACTCAGCTACTTTGTAATCAAATGTAAAACTGTCTTGTATATCTATATCATCCCAAACAACATAAAACATATCGCTTAGAGCTTTGCGTTGTGCTTGTTCAAAACTAGTTGCAAATTTAGCCGTGGGGTATTTCGTACACAATTTCTTGTACTGAGGCTGGTTATTCTTCGGTGATACAAATATTATATCATACATCTTGTTATTATACTACTTTTTTACTGTTTAGTCAAGAAATATTCTTCAGTTGATTTTAGAATATTCTCAGTTATTTGATGTTTAAAATTAATGCTATTGTACACTTGTGCGTTCTTTTTTAGTATAGGTTGCCAGCTTTTAAGCAATTTATAACGCTCTGTGCGCTCCATATCTACCCAATGCTGTATTGTATCGTGGAACATATTAAAACGTGTGTATGACGCTTGTACGCTGTCGTAGGCGGTGTTTAAACCAGGAAAACGCAAGTTAATACCTATGCTATCAAAATAGTCTAGTATTCCTTGCTGTCCTAATATTATACAAGGATGTCCAATAGCAATTGACCTAAATGTTTTTTCTGTTATGAACAATCCAGGTTCGTCAAAATGAGACTCAGTAATTATTGATAGCAGGCTATTCTCATATATGTCTCTATTACATACATTTCCTAAACTATGTTCTATAGGACTTTGAATATCAACATAGTGTCCTAACCCTGAAACTAAATTACCTTTTACAAGATTTTTTTCTTCTAACCATAACACATGTTTGTTTCTGTGTTCTTTAGGTGCTCTATTAAGACTATTGAACAGAGCAATACTACTCCAATTACGCAACACTTTATCAATTACAAGATCGTCTTCTTTATATGCTGTTTTGGCATCCCACTCAATACCACCTTGTATTTCTAATTTAGGATTTACATTTACACTTTTACACCATTGCTGGTATTCTTCATTTAATTTTAAATTACCACTTACAATTAATACACTACCATCTGGTAATCCTCTTTGTTCCATGTCATGATGCAGGGCCTTGAATGCATTCCAATGTTCTATAATAAATGTATCGCCTTCTATAATACTAATAATTACAATTCTACATCGTCCGGCTATAACAGCCATAAGTATACTATGATGTATATTTAATATTGTATTAAAAGAATCGTTAGTTCTTAGATCGCCTGTCCACTGAGCTGAAAGTTTAGAAACTTCTATAGGAAAAATACACTCCGTTCCTGGTAATCCAAATGCAACTCCTACGTCAGGCGTCTTGTGTCTTT